GAAAAATACACTCCGATGTATTAATTGGATGGCATCCTTCTTTTCCTATATTTAAAGAAGGTGACATTCTTGATGGAAATGCAGTGTTTAATCTGATCCAAGCTTTCAACGATCAAGGAGGGATATCAGAGGATATATCTAAATAGATATAGGAATCTGAAGAACGTACAAATGCACGAATAGATGACTTAAGTGTATCTATTAATAATAGTGTACAAGAAATCAACGATGTTGTTAACAATTAGCAAATGTTAATCGACTCGAATACTTAGAATTTACATAACATCGATGCTAGATTAAATAATATTTAGACATTATAGGTTATGTATAATGAAGCTGATGAAAAGTTAATATTCGAAAATCAATAAATAATTATTTAATTTTACATTATGCAAGAAAACCGTAAATATGTCTCTATAATTAGTAACGGAGCAAATGATTATTATGTAAAAGATACAGAGGCTAGATAGACTATTTAGCCGCTTTCTTCGCCTGGTACATCAGGTAAAATACTTGTTTCAACAGGCACAACTACTGCTCCTACTTGGAGTAAAACTATTTCTGCTACAACTCCTTCTTCATCTTCAGACGATACAACATTACCTACGTCTAAAGCTGTATGGAGTGCAATATCTGCCGCTTTAGGAGCTTCCGATGCAATGGTATTTAAGGGTACACTTGGTACAGGTGGTACTGTTACAGCAGTTCCAACAAGTAATGTAGTAAAAGGTGATACGTATAAAGTTATCACTGCTGGTACTTGGGCAGGATCTGTATGTAAAGTTGGCGATTTGCTCATAGCATTGACAAGTGGAGCAAGCGTAACTGCAAATACAACAAACTGGGCATATGTTCCTTCTGGTGATGAAACAATAACAACAGTTGCTACTTCATCATCTCCTAATATAAATAGTACTGCACGATCTGGAGCAGTTACTCTTGGAACAGCATCTGCAAAGGGTGTTACAGATAATTCTTCTAATGCAGATGTAACAAGTTCTGATACTAACCTTATTACTGGAAGAACTTTATATTATCAACTTGCAAAGAAAGGTTACGGAACTTACACAAAACCATCAGGAGGTATTCCATCGACAGACCTCACATAGGCTGTACAAACATCACTTGGTAAAGCAGATACCGCCATACAGTCTATTACCGCAGTTGCTGGAACAAACATCAATTCTGTAGGAACACCTACTGTTACGGCAAATACATCAGGCACATCTACTACACTTACGTTCAATTATTTGAAGGGCGCTACAGGTGCTGCAGGAAGTAATGGTAGTAATGGTACTTCTGCTTATTGGTTCTCTGGAACTGCTGTTACTGGTACAGGAACTGCTATTTCAGCTACTGTAAGTAATTCTAAAGCTGGAGATATGTACTTAAACACAAGTACATCTAATGTATATAAAGCTACAGCAGCTAATAAATGGGATTACGTATGTAATATAAAAGGAGCAGCAGGATCTAATGGTACAAATGGAACAAACGGTACTAACGGAACGAATGGTACATCTGCAGCATGGTTTACTGGAACTGCAGTGACTGGAACAAATACTTCAGCAACTACATTTAATGTAAGTGGATCCAAGGCAGGAGATATGTATCTTAATACTAGTACATATAATGTATATTCTGCTGCTGCTGCAAATAGTTGGAAATATGTATGCAATATTAAGGGTGCTGCAGGTCAAAATGGTTCCAATGGAGCTGCTGCTGGATTTGGAACTCCTACTGCAACAGTAGACGCTAATGTAGGTACTCCTTCTGTTACAGTAACAGCAAGTGGTACTGATACAGCTAAAGTATTTGCATTCAATTTCAGCAATCTTAAAGGTCAACCTGGTAACAATGGTACAAATGGTACAAACGGAACATCTGCATATTGGTTTTCAGGTACAGCAGTAACAGGTACATCTACGTCTGGTATATCTGCTACTGTAAGTGGCTCAAAAGCAGGCGATATGTATTTGAATACTTCCACTTATAATGTATACAAAGCAACGGCTGCAAATACTTGGGGTTATATCTGTAACATTAAAGGTGCTACTGGCTAGAATGGTAGTAACGGATCAAATGGTACTGCAGCTGGTTTCGGAACACCAACAGCAACTGTTGATGCTAATATTGGTACGCCAGGCGTTACTGTTACAGCTTCTGGTGCAGATACGGCAAAAGTATTTTCCTTTGCTTTCACAAACCTTAAGGGTGCTACCGGTTCTACTGGAACAAGAGGATCAAAGATGTATTGGGGTACTAGTATCACAGGTACAAGCACAACTGCTACTATATTCTCTAGTTCAGGTATTTCTAGCGCATTGGTTGATGATATGTATATTAATACTAGTACATTCAATGTATATCAGTGTACTACTGGTGGAGCCGCAAGTGTCGCCAAGTGGGTATATATAGGTAACATTAAAGGTGCTAATGGTTCAACACCAACCATTACTGCTGCTGCTGGAGCGAACATTAATTCGGTTGGTACTCCAACAGTGACTTCTAGCACATCTGGTACTACAACCACGTTAACATTTAACTACTTGAAAGGTGCAAAAGGTGACCCAGGTTAGAATGCTACGACTACTTCTGTATTTGATGCATAGAACAACGGTCTTGCACCAGCTGCAAGTAGTTCAAACAAAACGACAGCTGAAAGTTCTGTAAGTAATTATTATCTATGTGCAGATGCTAAATATAGACAGCTTCCTGCCAGTGCATTTATTACCTATGATAGTAAGGCTGCTGCTAGTGGTGGTACTGACGTATCTCTTGTTACCACTGGCGAGAAATATACGTGGAATAATAAGCAAAATGCACTTACAAGACCTGTAACATCTTATGACAATACTTTGCCATCAAATACCATTATTGTCGGTGCTAACAATACATAGGTTAAATCTTCGGCAATTGGTATTACTACGACAACTCCATCCGCTAATTCTAATGATACAAATGTTCCTACATCTAAAGCAGTATGGTCTGCAATAAGCAATGGCATAGCAGCAAATGATGCTTTAGTATATAAAGGAACAATAGCCGGAGGTAGTGCAGGTTCATATGGAGCTTTTACTCCTGGTGCTGATAAAGGACATGTATATAAAGTAACTACTGCTGGTAAGATCAATGGCAAAGTTGTAGAAATAGGAGATATGTTAATCTGTAATACTGATGATACTCTTCCTTCACTCGCAACTGCTGGTGATTATACCATTGATTGGCAAACAGCTGCTACAAAATGGGATATAATACAAACAAATATAGACGGGGCTGTTACAGGACCTTCAAGTTCAACTGCTGATCATATAGCTACATTTAATGGAACATCTGGAAAATTAATTAAAGACAGTGGTTATACAATTGCCACAAGTGTTCCAGCTAATGCTGTATTTACTGATACATCAGTTACTGCTGTTGGAAATCACTATACACCAACTGCTAATTCTAATTCTGAATTGACTGCATCACTTTCTGGCACTGCGGGCTCATATGCCATTAATACAGAATACACAGTATTGACAGGTGTTAAAGCACAAAGAGATGCTAAAGGTCACGTTACAGGACTTACTTATACTGCTTAGAAGATAAAGGATACTGATACTAAGAATACAGCAGGTTCTACAGATACTTCGAGCAAAATATTCCTTATTGGTGCAACTTCGCAAGCTGCTAATCCTTAGACGTATAGTCATGATACAGCTTATGTCGGTACTGACGGTTGTTTATATTCAGGAGGTAGTAAAGTACTTACTAGCCATCAATCTCTTTCTGATTATGTAACATTATCTACTGCACAAACTATAACAGGAACTAAGACATTTAGTAAAATTGTACTTGGAGATGGTGGTTACATATACGGGGTTGATGAAACTACAGGTGCAATGTTGTAGTTTAAAACAAATAGAACTATAGTTGGTTCTGCAGGTGCTACTACAACAGAGGCCCTTCACTTTAGAAGTCCTAGTGGACATGCTACTATAGGAACGGGAAATAGTGCAACTTATACAGTATGGGATAGTGGACATTTTGATTATAATGATTTTGCTAGGATAAACAATTATACGTCATTAGGTGCAACATCTGATAATATTGTAGATCTTGATACTATTAATACTATTGGAACATATTATCAAGCTGGTGACGATAGTACTGCATATATAACTAATAAACCTACAACAAATAATGCCTCATTTAAACTTGTTGTAGAAAATTCAAGAGGAAATAGTACTTATTATCGTCAGCGTTATCAAGAGTATAATAGCAAGGATGTGTATGAACGTAGAGGGTATAATGGTTCATGGAATTCTTGGAAATTAGTACAAGCCAACCTTGAAGATTATGCAACACAAAGTTGGGTTACTACTCAAGGTTATCTTACAACTTATACTGATACTAAGAATACAACTGGAAGCACTGATACATCTAGTAAGATATTCTTAGTTGGTGCTACAAGTCAAGCAGCTAATCCACAAACCTATTCTCACGATACTGTATTTGTAGATACAAACGGTAGGCTGAATTCAGCTGCTCCTGCATCAAGTGCAAACGATACTACTGTAGCCACTACAAAGTGGGTTAAAGATCAAGGTTATCTTACAACAGATAATAATACATGGAGACCTGTATCAGTAGATGGTACGTAGAAGCTTTCTTCTGACGGAAGTACTACTCTTGATTTAGTATCTGGTACTAATATAAGTATTACTTATTCTGCAGGCGGTCATTTTACAATAGCATCTAGTTATACTGATGAGAAAGTAAAGATTACAGATACCAATCCTTCTTCTGCTACATTCTATTATGGAATGTTCTATACATCTACATCCGGTACAAATAGTGTTTGTGCAAATGATGGATTTAGATACAGAACAGCAGAAGGTACTACGTCATCTAACGGTACAGCTCAATTATGTTTAGGAAATAATATAGCTTCTGGTACTGCTGGAAATAAGAAAGGTACTATAAGATTATATGGTACTGGCAGTAACTATGGTACTATTACTACAGATACTATTACATCAAGTAGATCTTGGACATTCCCTGATAAAGGTGGTACTGTTGCAATGGTAGATGATATACCTACTAGTACAAGTGGTTTGACTAATGATTCTGGATATGTTACATCAGATACCAAGAATACCGCAGGTAGTACTGAAAAAGCAGACACAAAGCTATACTTAATTGGAGCTAAATCTCAAGCTACTTATGCGTAGACATATTCTAATGATGAGTACTATATTGGAAGTGATAATGTAATGTATTTTAGATCTCTTGAGTGTTCACTTGGTATAGCAACAGGAGATTCTGGTTTACAGATAGGATCTGTTTCTAGTAATAAAAGTTAGATGTATCAAAACCAAGGTATAACTTACTTTAAAGTAGGTAGTAGCGGTAATGGTGTTTTAGTATTTACAGCAGGATCAATGACGTCTAATGTAGCTTGGTAGACATCTTCTGATATACGTAAAAAAGATATAATTTCTAATGTAGAAATATCTGTAAATGATATTGCTAATGCTCCTATATTTAATTATAAGTTAAAAGATGTAGAAGACAGCAATACAATGGTAGGTACCAGTGCTCAATATTGGCAAGATATATTACCTAATGCAGTAAAAGAATCTGTAGATGGTTACTTATCATTTGATTATAGCGGTGCTGCCCTTGTTTCTACTGTAACTGTAGCACGTAAAGTATCTGAGCTTGAACAAAGAATAGCTGAATTAGAATAGCAAATAGAGATCTTAAAACAAACAGAATAATAACCTATGATTAAAACAGTCAAAACTGAAGATATACTTAATGCTTGGAAAATTATAAGTACAGCTAAGTATACTAAGATGGCAGATGAGGATAAAGTAAATATATGGAAAATATCACGTATCCTCAAACCAATTGCAAATAAATTCGAAGAAGACTCTAAAGATGCTTCTGAAAAATTAAAACCATACGAAGATTTTACAGAACGTTTTTAGAAGGCACAACAATATGAAAGATTCCTTAGAGGAGGATCAGAAGGAGAATCTCCCATTACTGAAGAAGAATATAATAATTTCATAAAAGATCTACAAAACTATAACAGATTGGTAAGTAATGCGATTAAAGAGTTTGCTTAGAAGGAAGTAGAACTCGAATTTGAACCATTATCCGAAGAAGCGTTTGGTAAATTAATGGCATCAAATGACTGGACTATAGAATAGGCAATGGGGTTGAGCCCTATTATTCTATAATTTAGAATTAAATAAAATATATAAGTTATGTGTAATATAGAACCTTGTAATAATTTCTGTCACGAAGAAGATCTTCTTTGCTGTCATCCTTTAGTACATTGTTGTGGTGGGTATAGCGAGCATAACAACTGCTGCCCACACAACAAAATGTGCTGTAATCAGGGTTGTGGATGTTGCATCGGTTGTGATTGTTGTTATAAAAGGTATTATAAGTTACTACAAGAGTATAAAGATCAAATTATCAATGAATTGAATGATATTAGAATAGATGTCAATCAAATCAAGAATTGGTATGAATAGTTATTTCAATTGATTACTGAAATGAATAATCATTTTACTGAAGAAATAACTAATATAAATAATATACTTAGCAATGATGTAGTAAAGAAAATAACACTTGATTCTAGTGTATCTGAAACATTAAGTACTAAATCATATACTCCTTCAAACGGTACTGTAAAACTTCCACTGTTTAAGCAATCTGATTGGAATGAAGAAGATGAATCAAAATGGCCGTATATTAAAAACAAGCCAACAAAACTTTCTGACTTTTAGAATGATGGTTTTGTTAAGAAAGTAAAGATATACGACAATACATATTCTCCAAGTAGCAGCGGAACTGTTACATTGCCCAACATAACAACTGGTGTAAAGGTAGGAGATCAATTAAATACTCCTAACAATACTGGTATAGTAGAGTTACCTGCATATCCAACAGCATCTAATCTTGATGTACCTAATAAGATTCAATTAAGTATGTCAGATGATAGTTATGTACTTACAGCAGCTCTTAAAAGAGGAAGTAATACTATATCTACTTCTCAAGTAGATCTTCCTTTAGAAGAAATGATAATAAATGCAGACTATGATGGAGATAATAAAATACTCAACCTTATATTAAAAAATGGTAATACTATACCTGTTAGTATATCTGATATAATTAGGGGCCTTGTAAAAGGTGTAAAGATTGGTACTGGTAGTGTTGTAGAACCTAACAACCAAGGAATTATACAACTTCCTGCTTATCCTGATATTACAGAATTAAATTCTAATATAAGTGCAGATGAAGGTTACGCATTGAAAAGTGTTACTATTCAGGATGGAAAATTGAAGAGTAAAACACAAATTGCAATCCCATCTACTCCTGGAGCAGGTGACATAAGTGTAACTATAGATGGAAATACTTATAACTTGCAGGATGCATTTGAATATGTAATAAATAATCTTATACTTTGGAAGTTGGATAACAATGACGGTAAAATTGTACCAAAGGTAGCTAGTAGAGATGTTAAATCTCACGGATTCTTTGATACAACTGTATAAGTTAATAATATATGGTAGATTTTAATAAAAAGATTTTAAATTCTAATAAATTTCGCTAGGCAGCTATATTCTATAAAGAAAATGGCTGTTACACTCTCGCTCCCAGAGGAACTACCGATTATATACAATATTGGGAGCGAGAAACCTAGCGATGTTTAAACGGATACGTAGCAGATGATGGGGACAGTATAACAGGGTATCATTACTTTTATTTAAATTACTGCCCTATCATGAAGCTCGTAGAAGAGGAATATATAGATAGGTTTGGTGTACAACGTACCAAACGTGATCGTATATTTGAGTTCCCCAGTTTCTGGGATGGTGATTACTATTACTTTAATGCAATAGAAGAAGCAGAAACATTAGGTAAACACATGGCTGTCCTTAAATGCCGTCAACGCGGATACTCTTTTAAAGGCGCAAGCATGCTGGTTAGAAATTACGAACTTATTCCAGGCAGCAAGAACTTTGCAGTTGCCTCTGAATAGAAGTTCCTTGTAGGTGATGGTATCCTTACCAAAGCCTGGTAGATAATGGACTTTATAGACAAGAATACAGCTTGGTCTAAACAACGTCTTACATCTACACGTATGGAGCGTGTTGCTGGTTTTAAGATTAAGGATGAGTTTGGTAAAGAAACTGAACAAGGTTATATGTCTGCTATCACAGGTATAACACTTAAGAACGACCCTGAACGTCTTCGTGGTACTCGTGGTAAACTTGTACTATTTGAAGAAGGTGGTAAGTTCCCAGGTCTTGAAACAGCTTGGCAGATTGAACGTCCTGCTGTAGAGACTGACGATGGTGTAGCATTTGGTCTCCTTATAGCATTTGGTACAGGTGGTACAGAAGGTGCAGCATTTGATGGACTAAAGAATATGTTCTATCATCCAGATGCATTTAACGTACTAGGATTCCCTAATATATGGGATGATAATGCTGAGAATACACAATGTGGTTTCTTCTCACCTTCATATTGGAATCTTGAAAGTAGAGATGGTTCCTATATGGATAAGGAGGGTAATAGTAAGAAAGAAGATGCTATAGAGCGTCTGATGGTAGAAAGAAACAAGATACGTGAAGGTGGTGCATCTTAGGAAGCTATAGATAGATTTATATCTGAACGTCCTATGAAACCAGCAGAAGCGTGTTTGGAACTCGGTAAGAACATATTCCCTAAAAAGCTTTTGATGGACTAGTTAACTAGAATAAGAACAAATACTAAGCTACAGAACATGAAACATATAGTAGACTTAGCTTGGGATGGTAATGGTCAAGTAAAAGCAACTGAAAAGAAATCTGGCGATATAACAATATACCCATTAAAGAAAGATGACAAACCAAGAGGATCAGTAGTTATCTGGGAATACCCAATCAACGATCCCCCATTTGGATTATACATTGCAGGTTGTGACCCATATGATCACGACGAGTCCTTCACTAACTCCTTAGGATCGACGTTCATATTTAAACGCGTTAGAGCAGGAGAAGCTTGGAATGATATAATAGTGGCGGAATATACTGGACGTCCAGATACTGCTGAAGAATACTATGAAAATGTGCGCAAATTATTAACATTCTATAATGCGCGGCTTTTGTTTGAGAATGAACGTAAGGGTATTTACCCTTACTTCACAAACAAGCATTGTGATTACTTGTTAGCAGATCAGCCAGATAAGATAATTACGGAGATCTTTAAAGATAGTAAAGTACAGCGCCGTAAAGGCTGTCACATGACAAAACAGATTAGGGCATACGGAGAAGGCCTTATACTTGAATGGTTAATGGAAGAGTATGAGCCAGGACACCCTAACCTAGAAAGAATATACAGCGAACCATTGCTTGAAGAACTTATACAAACGGATGGCGTAAAGAACGTAGATAGAGTGATAGCTCTTTGTATGGTAATGATATACAGAGAAGAGTTATTCCAAGTAAAGGTAGCTGCAGCGAAAGAAAAAAACAAACAGGTTGAACTCTTCGAATTACCGTTGTTTAGCCAAAGATATTGGGACGAAGATGACAATGGTGTACAAGACGATATACCTATATTTAGCTTTTAACACATGGTTAAAGTAGACGATAATTTATATAATATAACGTTTCCTCAATAGAAGCTTCCATTGAAAAAGAAAAATGAACAATGGCAGCATGATTGTGTAAACTTTATAATCGGAGAAGGAAACGTAACATCTGGTGGAATGCTAAACACTAGATATGGAGAGATACAGACCTACTATAACCTTTATAATTCTATATTTGATGAAAAAGACTTCAAGCGAATCACAAACCCGTTTAAAGTAGAAGATGGGTTTCCTGCTACTCCGCAAGATTTCAATATAATTAGGCCTAAGGTAGACCTCCTTATAGGTGAAGAGACAAAGAGGCCGATGAACTTCCGAGTAGTAAGAACATCGCAAGAAGCAGCTTCAGAACTTATGGAGAAAGAGAAGGATATGGTAATGCAGTATATTATGGCTGCTATTACTTCTCGTATGAGTCCTGAGGAAGCACAATAGTTCTAGCAACAGCTACAGAGTGGAGAAGTAATGCCACCTGAAGCTATAGCTAAGTACATGACAAAGGATTATAAAGATATTATAGAAAATACTGCATATCACACTCTTACATATCTAAGAGAAAAACTAAACTTAGATAATGAATTTATTAAAGGCTGGAAAGACGCTCTTATTGGAGGTACTGAGATATACTATGTTGGCGTTCTTAATGATGAGCCTTATCTGGAGCGTGTAAACCCAATTGGATTTGATTGGGATAAGAGTCCTGATCTTGAATATATAGAAGATGCATCATGGTGTTGTCGTAAGATGAGAATGCCGGTATCTGAAATATACGATAGATATTATAGCAAGCTTACTGAGAAAGATCTCAACAAACTAAACGAGATGCTTACTAGTAGGTCTGCTAATGATATGGGTCAAAAAGATCCTGTAGATAATTTTGGAGGTGGTATACAATTCCGTATATTCGATAATGAATTCCCAGAAGCAAAGAATAGATATGCTATAAACGTATGGCATTGTTGCTGGAAATCATTTAAGAAGATCTACTATGTTACTTACTTTGATGAAGCAGGTCAAGCATAGGTAGAAATAATGGATGAGTCATATGAAAAAACTGGTCAAGAAATTAGCGTAGAACAAGATTGGGTAGTCGAAGTTTGGGAAGGCTATCGTGCTGGTAACGATTTATACTTTGGCATTCAACCTCTTGAATACCAGCACATATCAATTGATAACCCTAATTCTCAAAAACTTCCCTACTGTGGATGCGTTTATTCTAACACCAATAGTAGGCCTAGGTCTCTTGTCAGCATACTTAAACCTCTTCAGTATATGTACATCGTACTGTGGTATAGACTTGAATTAGCTATCGCCAGAGACAAAGGAAAAGTAGTAAACATGGATATTACATAGATTCCTAAATCTATGAATATCACTCCAGATAGATGGATGCATTACTTGTCATCCGTTGGTGTAAACTTTATTAACCCTTATGAAGAAGGTTGGAATGTACCAGGTAGAGAAGGCGGAAAGCCTGCTACATTTAATCAGATCACTGCTCTCGATCTTACTATGTCGAACGTCATCGCGGAATACATCCAGCTGATGGACAAGATCGAACAACTAGCAGGTACTATATCTGGTATTACAGAACAACGTGAAGGTGCTATTAGTTCTAATGAACTTGTAGGTAATGTGGAGAGATCTGTTGTGCAATCCTCTCACATTACAGAGCCATTATTCTGGGCACACAATCAATGTAAACGTCATGCACTAAATATGCTTCTCAATACAGCTAAAGGTGCTTGGCAACAAACTGGTAAGAAGAAGCTTAGCTATATCTTCGATAATGGAGAACGTGCATATATAGATATACAAGATAAGTTCTACAATGAAGATATGGATGTATTTGTAAGTGACACTTCTAAGGATATGGAGAATATTCAGAAGTTACAACAGCTTATTCAACCTGCTATGCAGAACGGTGCTAGCTTACTTGAAGCTGCTGAGGTACTTACAAACGATAACTTCAATATCATTAAGCAGAAACTTAAGGAGATGCAAGAGCGTCAAGAGTAGATGCAACAACAAGCTCAAGAAGCTGAACAACAGCAAGCAGTTCAATTACAACAGATGTAGAATGAACAACGTGAGCAAGAACTTATGCTTGAGGAAGCTAAGATGGAACTTGAGCGTTACAAGATTGATGCTGATAATCAGACTAAGATTGCAGTAGCTGAGATTAGTGCATATCGTGGTACAGAAGAGAAGGATGCTAATAACAATGGCATACCTGATCCTATGGAGATAGCTAAGGATGCTACACAACAGCGTAAGATTGCATCAGACGAGTATACTAAGCGTTATGAAGCTCGTCAGAAGAAAGAGATAGAAGATAAGAAGATTGATCTCGAAAAGCAGCGTATGAAGCACGAGATGGAGTTGCAGAAGCAGAAAGACGATGCTGCTCTTGAACGTGAGAGAGTTAAGGCTCGCGCAGCTATTCGTAATAAAGTTGCAGGAGAGAAGTAATTATGCCACCAGTTCGTAAAATAGACTATTCGAAATAGGCCTCGCAAAAACGACAACAGTATCGTGGTATGGCTAAATCTTATTTAAAAGAGGCTCCGTCCATATAGAATATATATAAAGCTGTAGTTGCGTTGTGGAATTCATTGCCGATAAACACAAATGCAATGACAGAAAATCCAAATATAAATACAGGAGACGCTCCAAATCCATCTATGAGAGATGCTAAATCTATTGTAAATGGTGCAAAAACTTTAGATAAAGCATACGAACTGGCAGTAAAATCTGGAGATCGTAAAAAGGCATTAGAGTTATTAGATTAGGCTTATACTAAGGCGATAAAAGTAAAGAATTCTCTTACACATAAAAACGGAAAACCAAGAATATGGTACCACGGATCAGAATATGGAAATCATGCTGTTTTTGATTCATCTAAATTTAACGCAACAATTGGAGGAGAATCTGCTGCCGGAAAAATAAAAGGAAATTTTCTAACAGATGATGCTCCATCTGCTGCAAGATACGCCGGATATCCTATTGGTAAAGAAGGATTACCGCTATTCACAACACCGCAAACATTTATTGAGAGGGTTTAGAATTTTCTAAAATTATACAAGCAACAGCCATTACATGGTTCTGATGTTGTTGCAGGAATGCGCCCATCTCCAGTAAGACTTGGATATAAACCAAAAGGAAACGGATATATTATCGAAAATTTAGATAATGTCGATCCAGTTGTATACCCAATGTATGTAAATCCCGGAAAAACATTCACTGTAGATTTTCAAGGAAATCCATGGTCAAAGTCTCCAGTAAATATGCCAAATCAATTTAAAGTTGATAAGTATATTAGAGATGATGTAAACAGAACATATAGAGATGAGATTGTTCCGTTTAAATCTAAGGAAGACGCAGTAGATTACTATTATAGCCTGAAGGATCGATTTGGAAGGCAGCACGTCGAACCAGCAGAAAATTTGGAGGCTAAATATTTTCCATATTCTGGTGGAGATAGAGATGTGACAATGTATGCGTCATCTCCAACTTATGAGAAGGCAAGATTGATTGAAACGCATGTTCCAAATACATCAAATGGAGTCGTCTAGACTGCTGCTAGGCAAGGATATGATTCCGCGTATATGCCAAATATTATAGATTCTAATGCTAAACATTATGTAGATCCGTATGCAATAGATGATTTGGTATTACTAAACAGCAACTAGATGAAACTTGCTGACATAACTTATGACGAAATGGGCAATCTGATACCGTTATCTAAGAGATTTAATTGGAATATAAAAGACATTAGATATGGATTAATTCCAATAGGTCTTGGCGGAATAGGATATGGATTTTATAATTCTCAATAGCCTTATGACACACGCTGAAGAACAAGAGCTTCTATAGCTTACTAGAGAGAATAATCAATTATTAAAACTTATACTAAGATTAGTTTAGCACGACGAAGGTAATGATTTTCTTACTAACGTCGTTGCTAACCTGCTTAGCAATAGAATAGATGGATATGGACAGAAATATAGCAGCATTTAGAGAACGTTTTAAAGCGTATAAGAACGGTAAGTCTATATCTGAGATATATGATGCTGGTTTACCTAGGTATGAAGATGGATTGATATCTGTTATAAAAGAAAATCCTAGTATAAAAAAATCTGAAGAATGGGCAGATGATTGGAAAGAACGATTGGAAATGCAAGACGTAAATTTTCCAAAAAGACCTGTTTATCAAGAAGAAAGATTTAGGGATAAAATGGGTAACATGCATCATACTAAAAAGCAGGTAGAAGAGTCTGATGAAAATACTAAATTTAATAGAGCATTATATAATTTAATAGATCCTGCTGGAGGTATTCCAACTTTAGGAGAGGCGGCACTAATGTACGCTAGAGCTAAGTTTAAAGCTAACTTTGGAGATCCTGATAAATGGGAAAGAGAACCTTTATCTACAGCTCTTGGAGATATTGCAGCGGACGAAGGATGGAAGAAATATCTAGGTTATAATTATGATAAGTCTATATTACGTCATTTTAATGGTGATACTGTAAGATTGCACCCAGATCTAGAAAAAGAAATACCAACTGATACAACAATGCTTATAAATAGAATTAAAAATAATAAAGCATTGTTAAAAAGATGGTTTCCTGCAGAACAAAAACAATTATTAAAAGAAGCATATGATTCAGATGTAAGAGCATTGAATGCTCTACGTAAAACATATGAAACGGGTATGCCTACCGGATTAGATGAATATTCTTACAATAATAGAAATTGGTTTGATGGACAGTATATAAACCCTCAAGATTTTGCTCCCTTAAATATATTACATTAGTATAATATTAGAGTAGATAAACCGACCAATAGACAATATTATAGCGATACTTGGGATTTAGATGGATTTGATTGGGCGTTACCAGGAAAGCCGTTTCCTATAAGAGGATATATAGATCTTCCATCTTATTCTAATGGCAAAATATCTATTAAACCTGCCAATCGTGGTAAACTTACCAGACTAAAAGCTAGAACAGGTAAATCAGAATCAGAATTATACAATGACGGCAATCCTGCTCACAAGAAGATGGTTGTGTTTGCTAGGAATGCTCGTAAATGGAAACACTAATACAGAGAATAAACTCTGAAATAAATTAACTTACATATTATAATATGGCAAAGAAAAAGAATACTATTCCGAGTGGATTCGATGATATCCTCGGTAATATTTATTCTAACGCTGAACAAGGTGAAGGAATAACTAATATCGATGATATGCAATCTCTCGTTGAAGAAGAAATTGAAGATGATGATGTGCCGCCAGTGAATAACAATCCTGAGGACGGCGATAAAGAGGATCCAGTAACTACTGTAGATCCAAACGCACATGAGGATAATTCTCCGGAACCTCCTGTGGATAACAACACAGAACCACCTGTAGTTGATAATAATCAACCTCCTGTTGATAATAAGTAGCAGGAGAATAATGAAGATCCAACTGAAGCAGATGTAATAGAGGCACAACAAGTAGGCCTCTTCTTCGATGCTCTTGGAGCTTCACTTGGGTGGAATATGGATGATATTGACGAGAAAGATAGACCTTTGAACACTGATCAGCTTGTCCAATATATGAAGGACGTGGTGGTTGAAAACTCCAAACCTGAATATGCAGATGAGCGTATACAAGCTCTTGATGAGTATGTAAAGAATGGAGGTAAATTTGAAGATTTCTATCGAAAACAGCAACAAGCTCTCACTCTCGACAATATTGATCTAGAAGATGAGAACAATCAAAAAGCAGTTGTACGTGAACTCATGCAACGCAGTGGCTATACTGACGAACAAATAAATAAGAAGATATCTCGTTATGAAGATAGCGATATGTTGTTTGAGGAATCTGAGGATGCTTTGGATAGATTAAAGCAACTTAGACAGCAAGAGGTTGAAGAAGCTACACGACAGCAAGAAGAATTTGCTAAACAGCAAGAAGCTCAATCAAGGGCCTTCTTTGATACTGTTACTAAAGATATCAACTCTTTAACTAACATTCGTGGTATTGCAATCCCAAAAGAGGATCGTAAAGCTTTGTTTGATTATATTTTCAAAGTAGATCAAAATGGTCAATCTCAATATACTAAAGACTTCAACAAGAATCTTTCAAGGAATCTAATTGAGTCGGCATACTTTACAATGAAAGCTGATGCTTTAATTTCTAACGCAAAGGCCACCGGAGAAACATCCGCTGCTGAAAAACTTAGGAATATGTTAAGGCATAGTGCGAAGAATCATAGCACTTACAATGCCGATGAAAAACAGAAGTCAGTAACAGACATGTTAAGTGGTATGTTCTGACGCACACAATTATAAATATATATATGAATAATACATTGCTTAATAATCTCCAGCTGTATCGCGGACGTCGTTTCAGCGACCTGGTAGATGAGAATATGATTTCTAATGCGCTGCTGACCAAGCCTCACGAGGTATCTGGTCTGCTTTCACTGGTATTTGGCACAAAGGACGATGGTATTTCAACTACTATCGATCTGCTGACTGGTGGTCTTGGCAAGACAATGATTATTGAGAACCGTGAGTTCGAGTGGTCTGTAATGGTCGACTCTGATCACGCTATTAACATCCGTTGGGCTAAGTGGAATGGTCATGAAGTAACTGTATCTAACTACAGCACTTTGACTCCTGGTCTGAACAATACGCCTATTTACCTCGCTCTCGAGGAGCGTTGGTTTGGTCCCGGTGCTGTTCTTAGTTTCGACGATTATAAGTTCCAGGTTCGTCTGACTGGTGTTCCTTATCAGGATGGTGACGCTTGGGTATATGAGGCTTATGTAATCGATGGTGCACAGGCTGCTTACATTCCTGGTGAGTTCCTGCTTCCTGGTCGTCAGGTAAGCCGTATCGGTTCTGC